GTCGCCAGCCGGAGCAGCGGGAGCCGGAGAGGGGTCTGCGGTCGGCGCAGCGGGAGTGGAAGGGGCTTCTTCGGTGCCAAAGCGCTTGGCGAGGTCATCGAAGGTCGCCTTCTCTTCGGGGGTCATCTTGCTGGTATCAAAAATCATATCGGTTGCTCCTTTCTTGACGGGCGGTTCATCGTCATCGTCGTCATGGTCATCATCCGGGTCATCTTCTTCCGGGTCGTCATCGTCAGGCTCGTCGGCTTTGCTGACAGGAACACCTTCGCCGCTTGCCCCTTTCTCGATAAGCTGACTGATGTTGTCGCGCATCTTTTCGAGGACGGCAACATCTTCCTTGACAACGGCCTCAGCACTCTGCGCCTTGGCCCAATTCTCCACATTTCCCTCAAAGGCTGTGGAGAACTCCGAAAGACTTCGCTTCAACAGGGCAGCTTTCTCCTCGTCGCTCTTCTGTGGGTCGAAGAGGATGCTGCTCACGCTGTCCATGAACGCCCAGCTCATGGGATAGACTTCGCCGGACATGATCTTGTCGTAATCCCGTTTCTCTTCGCCTTCAGCAAAGGTGAAAGCGGCCTTTTCGACCGGCTCAACACCAAACGCCTTGGCGATACTTTCGATCAGGCGCTTAATCACGCCCTTCTCGGCTTCGGTTGGTGCATCTTCCGCAACGGTCGGCTGACCATCACGATTCTTGGCAAAGCAGATGTGAGCGTCGGGATTTGCGCCCTCATCCACAAAGGCCACACGCTTCACCTTGAGCCTTTTGAGTTTCGTAGGCATCGTGCGCTACCTCCTATTCAACCTTGTCTCGGATGGCCTGCCCTTCGATGGAGAACATCTTGTAAGTGCCGTCCTTGACCTTCTCCCAAACATCGTCGTCGATGACGCGGAAGCCAACCCACCAGCCGTAGGGCAAGGTGCCAGCGGGGATGTTGAGCAATGCCATCTTGTCGGCGGTAAAAACCATGCTCTCGACCAAAACGGCAATATCAAAGCCGCCCCGCTCGTGCATTTCGCTACCTTCGCGGTAGAACTGCACGAAATCATAGGCGGCTGCTTCCAGTTCGGGCATCTCAACGATGTCCTCTTGCCAATCTAAGACCTGTTCGCCATTTGCTCTCTCTGCAACAGATGCCCATCCGAAGGCAAGGCGTTCTTCATCGTCGCTCTTGGCGATCTTGAAGTTGCAATGCAGAGTGCCGGCGCAGGGGTCGGCTCGCGGCTGCTGCTGATTGGAGATCAGATAATCCTTGAAAGTCTTGCTCATGTCAAATCCCTTCTCTTCTTGGGTTACGTCGGTCTTGTGAGTTTATATCCTACACCGCAGCGACAGCCGGGGTGTCCGGGCGGGTCCATCATCCCATTAGGGAACGGTTCGTTCAGTCCAACCAAAACATTGTCGATGGCATCACACTTCTCACAAACGTGTTCATCGTCAGCGGTCAGCCAATACCTTTTGCTGTCTGCGCCAACGAATCCCTGTGCCACGCTATCTGCAACAACTTTCTTGGTGGCAGCATTATAGGTGAAGGCCATCTCCGTCTGAGCGATCAGAGCAGCACGTTCACGGTGCAACTTCGCCGCATAGACCATCTGCCGCTTGAGGGCTTTCTTGTGGGAAACACCCTGCTCGCGGAGCTGGTCATAGAAGCGCTTTACCATGCCGACCTGATACTGCGTCAGGCCGATGCAGGGCCGGATAGCTCTGGCAAGCTGATCTACCGTCATGGTATCGGTCATCGTCGCCTGCCGGACAAGCGTATTGATGGCGTTGAACTGCTTCGTGGAGATCTCCCGAATCAGCTTGCCGCCGTGCTTGGTGATGTAATCGTCCATCGCGTCCATCATCGGGTCAGCGAAATCGCCGCCATATTCAAGCAGCAGGTCTTTTGCGGCCCTCTTGATGGCCTTCTGTGCAAGCGGAGCATAGCACTCGCTGAGGTACTGGCTGTAATCCTGCTGCCAGTCAACCAGATAGTCGATACTCAAGCCGCCATCGAGAATCGCGTCTCTCAGCTCGTGATATGTGATAGCTTGCTGCTGATCGCACCACATGCGGTAGAGGAAGGTTGCCATGCGGGGGCTTTCGCGGTCGATGAACTTAGATAGCCGTTCGAGAACGGACGCATCACTCATTCAGCATCACCGCCTTTTCAGCCGCTTCTTGGCCTCCTCGGCTTTCTTGGCATCAGCATCATCGTTATCCTCTTCGGGGTCGATGTCGTCGGTGTCGATCTCCTTACCCGCAGCCTCTGCATCCTTGCGTTCGCGTTCCTCTCTGCGACGCTGTGCGCGAGCGTCAAGGTCGAACTGCTGGGATTCAAGGCGTTCGGGCAGGCTGGCAATCTCACGGAGATGGTCCTCAAGAGCTTCGTCCGGCACAATAGCACCGCAGCCGGTCAGCTCACGGATGTAGGCCGACAGGTCCTTGAGGTTGGGAGCTTCAACATCACCGTGACGCAGCTTCGGGTAGTCGGTGATGCCCTTAAAATGCTCTGCGTTCATGCCAATCAGACGCGGGATGCCTTGGTTGTTGAATACCTCGCAGATGATGTCTAGGTAGGCACCGAGCGCCATGCTGAAGAGCTGGGTCTTATCGCTGCTGAGGGCGAAACTGCCGACCTGCTGATGACCGAGCAGGAGGAAGTCACTCATGGTACTCATAGCGATTCGCGTATCGTAGCGCTCCACAATGGCGTTTGTATCGAAGGAACGTCTGCCACCAGAGGCAAGCAGCTCGAACGTCCAGTTGGCCGGGAGGACAAGGCCTTCCGTTGCGTCGCGGCGCACGTTGCGGACAATCTGCTCTGCACGGGCAAAGCTATCAGCCATGTCCGGGTCATCAGGATTCCAGATGTCCATACCTTCAGGAGCTTTGAGAACAGGCAAACCAGCAAGATCGCGCTCAATACCCATGCCTTCGATCTCCTGAATCCTGCGCTTGAAATACCAATCGCGGTATGCCGAGCGGAGGATGGAGCGGCCTTCCGGGTTGTTCTTGCGCGACTTCGTGCGGAAGTGCAGCGCCTTCTCAATCGGGATGGTCGCCATGCGGAAATGCGGCGGCGGGAGCTGCGTCATGCCGATAAGGTTGTCATTGTTGTCATACTCCCATCGGAACAGGGTTTCCTGCGCTCTGATCGGGAGCTTCTGCCAGCCAATCAGACCGTCCGTGTAACGGCTGTTAAGGCGCGGGTCGCGGCTATTGCCGTTCCTGCGCTTATAAACAATCTCGTGGTAGCTCCAACCGAAGGTGAGGAAGGAAAGAATCTCGCTGATCGTGTCCGTCCACGTTTCCTGCATATCGTTCATGCAAGATTCGACGAACTCAGCACACTCCTTGTCCTTGTCGCTATCGCCTCCGGGCTGTACGCTCCACTTACTCTGCCGGATGAGGGTTTCGACAGCATACAAAATAGAGCCGCAAATATCGTCGTTCTCGGCCATCTCACGATAGACCTCAATACCACGCTTGCCTTGCAGCTCCTTGAGAAATTCTTCGGAGAACACGCCCGCGTATCGCCGCTGGCCGATACTGCCGTATTCTTTCATCATGCTTGGCATATCGTATCACCTCTATCTTCCTTGCCAGTAGCTTTGACGGTCGTTGCCGTAGTTCTTCGGCGGCGCGGACGTGCCCGAACCAGCCGACAGATAGGTGATCGCTTGGCTCATAGCGTCCACATCGTCGTCATGCTTGCCGTTTGGGAAGGCAGCACATTCTTCGATGACATCGTGGACCCAAGGCGCGATCTTGGGGTGAGGTAAGTAGACGTTGCCGCTTTCCACATACGGCGCAATAGCCTGAGTGCGGACAACCTTGCCGCCTTCAGGCTTAATGGGTATGATGCCGGGGATCTCTCGCTTGAGCATTTCGATAACTGCCGGTCCGTTGGCAGCATCCTCAACGAGCTTTCCTCTGGCTTTTGCGTGCTTATAGGTCATCGTGCGGATGGCCTGCATTGTATCGACAATGCCAATCTGGTCATGCACACGATCAACGAGATAAAAGTCTGCGCCGGAGCGCATCCAGACATGGCCCGCAACGTAGTCGCTGGTCTTGCCTTCCTTGAAGGTGCAGTCCCAAGACTGAACCATCTGCGATACCTTATCCGGCAGCTTCTCATAGAACTTAAACCAGCCGCGCTTGAGGATGCCACCTTCAGGCGGGGACGGGTGCTGCTGGTATAGACTGGCCCACGCATACGAGCCGACAGCTCGTTTCGTGTCCTCGCACCATTGTTCATCGAACCCATGCTCCGGCCAAAGTGCTTCTCCGATCTTTCGACCAAGAGGGTCGTCATCCGAATCACACACACAAGGCAGGGACAGCACCTTCCATTCCTCGCCGTTCTGCTCAAGCAGCGTACCGGCGAGGTCGGCCTCGTGCCATCTGGTGAGAATAACAATGATCGCTGCGCCCGGATGCAGACGGGTGTAGATGGACGATTCCCATTCTGCCTTGAGCTTGCGGCGATAGGTTTCCGATTCAGCTTCTTCGCGGTTTTTGATCGGGTCGTCAACAATCAGCAAGTCAGCACCTTTACCTGTGATGCCGCCGCCAACGCCGACCGAGATCATACCGCCGCTGTGTCCTTCAAGATTCCAAGCAACCTTTGACGCTTGGGCTTGGGACAGGGTTACTCCGAACAACTCCATACCGTGTTCGGCAATCTTGGAGCGGTTGGCGTCGCCGAACTCCTTAGCGAGATCGTCGCCGTAGCTGACCTCGATCACGCGCTTGTCAGGATTCCGTCCGAGGAAGTAGCTCGGAAACGTGGATGTCACCGACATGGACTTGCCATGTCGCGGCGGCATGAAGATCATCAGGCGTTTCGTCTCGCCGGTGAGGACCTTTTCCAACTCCGCGCAGACGAGGTCGAGATGTCTGGCTCTTTTCCATCTGCCGTGATGGACATACTCGACGTAATCAACGTAGTGGGTACGCGCAAGCTGTTTCCGTGCGGCTTCGGCTATGGCTGCAATCTTCGCCCTCGAATACGAGGCTTGCTTTTTCAAGCGTTACTCCGATGGCGGAGCGAGGGATGCCAGCTTTCTCAGCTCCTCTTCAGAGAGGTTACTCAGGTCTGCTTCGGTGGAAGTCCTGAGCATGACATCCTGCCGCTGTGACCATTCGCCGGTCTTGCGGCTGCGGTTATTGAGCCAGTACATCTGAGCCATAACATCAGGCGGCACTTCTTTCTTGACGGTTCGCACCTTGACGGGCTTGACGCTGCCGTCTGTATTGTACTCAAGGATTTTCTCCTCTTCGGTGTATGAATAGCCAAGGCACCGTTCGTACAGCTTTCGTTCAACTTTTGCATCAGCGGCCTTTTTGCCCACCTGCAACGCCTTTCCGAACTCTGACAGCACCTTTTCGCCATCATCATCCAGCACAACCTGCACCTCTTCCTTGGTGACCGCATATCCGTTTTCGTCCAGCGCAGGCTTACCGTCCTTGCCCATAACAAGGACCTCAACCTTCTTGTAGACATACTTCCAACGGTTGACGGTGCGTTCAGACACGCCAAACTCGTCCGCAATTTCCTGATCGGTGGCACCACGAATAGCAAGCGACCACGCCCATGGGATGTGATAATCAGGATTGAACTTTGCGGGCGCTGCCATGCGTCATCACCACCTTTCGCTCTTACTCAACTCTGCGGCCACTTCCGCTATGTCTGCCAGCAGAACAGCGGCAGAATCCAATGCGTCCTCGTACTCCTGTGCGTCGCCGTTCAGGGTATCGGACACGACCTTGACTGAGAGGAACGGAACACCGGTGATGCTGCACACCTGAGCAATGGCACCCGCTTCCATGTCGCAGATCGAAGCCTTCCATCGGTCGCGGACGGCCTGTTTCTGTTCTCGTGTGCCAAGGAATCGGTCTGCCGTGGCGCACAGATCGGCGATGTATACACGGGCTGCAGCGGGGAGTTTCAGCGTCAGCGCCGTTTTCAAGGCCATGATCTTTCCGCTGGCAATAAACCTCTCGGCACCGACACCAGACACAAAGCCGGGAGGATCTCCAACTGACGTCGTGTCAATGTCGTACTGGACAAAAGCAAACGGCAGGACTACATCGCCCTGCCGATATTCCTCAACCAGACCGCCTACGACACCGAGATTCAGCACGGTGTCAATCTTCAACATGTGCTGCATCGTCTCAAGTGTCATCAGCGTAGCGGCGATTGCCGCATTGACCTTGCCCGGGGCGCTGACTGCAACAGCGACGGGTTGCCCTTTCAGCCTGCCCATTGAAAATACGCCATCCGGGGCCGTATATTTACCCTCAAGGCGGCTGATGATCACTTCTGCTTCGCGCTGCATAGCGCAGATGATCGCAAGCATATCAACCTCCGAGATAGTCAGCGCACAGGAACTCAATGAGCTGCCAACGGTTTTTCTTGCCGATGACACCTTCCTTCTCAGCCTTCTTCAGCGCCTGCTGGATGACCTGCGCCGCTTCAGTCGGGATGGAATTACTGCCAAACACCTTCGTGAGATACGTCCACTCGCCAGCCGGGTCATAACCCGCGATGTCCATCTTCTCATTCGCTGCCTCGATCATGGAAGATATCGCAGCGCCGAGGTTGCGGACATCCTGAAACTGCTGATACTTGCTGAGGGTTTCGACAAAGCGTTTGCCCTGTTCGTACTCGGCGACACCGACAATCTCAGGGCCAGCCTTTTCAAGCTCCTTCACAAGCAGCTCAAGGTTCTGAAGCTGATGCGGCAGGAAGGCGAACACCAGCGTTCGGAAGTCGAACTGCACAGCCGGGGAGATCAGCTTATCAAACTCAGCCATCGGCTCGGCCAAGATGTCCTTGCCGACGTAGCTTTCGAGCATATCGTCCACGTCGGAGATCATCTTGACGATCTCCTTCAGCGTGGATTGGTCATCGAAGCCAGAGATCGCGTTGTGCGCCAACTGCTTCGCCGCTTCCTGCGAGCGGGTCAGTCCGCTCACATCGAGGATGGCGTAAATCTCCTTGATGCCAGCCTGACGCGCACTCTTGATGCGGTGGTGGCCGGAGATGATTCTGACCTTGTTACCGTCCTCCGTGAGATAGGGCAAGCTCTCAAGCTGACCGCGCTTTGCGATGTTGGCCGTGAGCTGGTCCTGCATCTCGTTCTTCATAATTCGGGCGTTTACGTCCTGCTCGACGACCACATCGAGAGGAATCTTGACGATCAACAACCCGGAACCCATGTCATGGATTACTTGGTAGCGTTTCGCTTCGCCTGCCATTCCTTTTCCCTCCTGAGCCATTCGGTGAGTGTCGCCTTTTCCGACCGGCCTTCGATGATCGGCGCTTCGTAGGTGAGCTTGAAGCCATACTCCTTATCCTTCTTGCGCTCTGTCATCTTCATAATGCCGCGTACCTCTTTGTTTTCCGGGTACTTGGTGAGCATTGCAGTACGAACGCAGACCACGCGCTCGCGCTCAAAGTCATTTGTAACCGTGTCGGTCAGGCTGCGATTCTGAGCAAGCATGTACATGAGGCGACCAAGCCGCAGCTCCTTGTGCGGCACCTTCATCACATACCAGATAAACAGCGCTTCGGCTGTCATCTTCGAGATACCAAAGACACCGGCAACCAGACCGTCGATCAGGACGGCGAAGTTGAAGGTCGCGGAGCTGCCGACGAAATTGTGCGTCCACAGCTTGCGGTAATACTGAGTGTTTGCCGCCTTGACCTTGATGATCTTCAGATCGGAGTCCTCCGTGATCTCGTAGTCGGTCGGCATAATGCTGCACGGCAGCGGTTCAAGGGCCGATTCATTCGGACGCTTGATCTTCTTGCCGTGAGCGAGGGCCTCAGCCTCTTCTCCGCGATTGGAGCAAAGGTAGGCGTTCATACCCTTGCGGGTCGCGGCGCGGGCGTAGATCGCATCGCCGACATACTCACCTGCGGGCTTTTCCTGATAGCAGAGAACCAGCGCTTTTGCATCCTTGACCATTTCAAACAGCTTACCGTGGCCGGTGGATGGGTCGAACAGCTCGTAGGGTGGTTCCTTCCATGTCATCGCGCCAGCGGTGTCGTAGTATTTCTCGTAGCCGCTGAAATAGGTCGGCGGGTTGGCAATGACGATGGCGTGTTCGTCGTCCAGCACTTCCTTCAAGTGGGTGAACATGCACATCGGGCGATAGTTCATGCCGCCGAGCCGCTGCCGGTTCTTCTCAATGCTCTCCCTGATCTGAGCGATGTACTTTTCGCGGTTATAGCTCAGATCGGCAAGCAGATTGTGGAAATATTCCGTGCCGGCTTTCTTGACCGTGCGCAGGTAGAGCTGCGCATACAGGGCAGTTGCCGGGTCGAGCAGTTCTTCGTCGGCAAAGCCCTTCGCTCTGATCTCAAGCTCGTCAAGCGGCTTTCCGCATACGGCGTAGCCAAGAATCGTGGGCATCATCGACACGTCGCTGGTTTCGATCTGCTCCGGCTTGTAGCCTGTATCGACCGCCAGATTCGCCATAGCGAACGTGCCAGCGCACGGCTCAACGAAGCGCGTGTACCCTGCTTTTCGCGCCGTCTTGAACAGACTGTACAGGAACTTCTGTTCCGTACTACCGAGGCAACCGAGAAACATGTCGCCCGGATTCATGAACATCATATCCAGTCACCTCTCGTTTGGATTGATATAAAAAGTCGCGCCGTGTTGCGCATGAGCAAGACCCAGAGGCGCGGCGCGATCTGTCCGAAAGAAAAAACCAGCCCGACACCACATCGGACTGGCTGAGTTGGACCGAGAGAACGGCTTGGCTACCGCTGTTTCCGCACGGGAATGTGCGGCGTCTTTCACGACCACTCCCGGATATAGCGAAGGGGGCTGTTGAGGCCCCCTATCGGGCTGAGGTCAAAACATGCGCATCTGCATCTCGTCGGCTTCCCGCGCCTTCATCCGCTCCTTCATCTGCTTCGCCGCTGCGGAGTGGCTGGGGGCGGGGGCATGGGCAGCGGCCTTCGCCGTCTGCGCGGGCTGAGGATTCTTCAGCCGGACGTTGGACGGGTCGGTCAGCTCGTCGGCGATCTCGCCGGTGTTCTCAAGCCACCATTGAGCAAAGATCGTTCTATGACACCATTGCGACGGATCGCGAACATCCTCGTAACAGAGCAGGACGACCGGCTTGTCAACGCCGAAGGAATCGAGCGCCGCTTGGATACGGTCAACCCCGATTCGATCAAGGCGTTCCCTGTACTTCTTCTCATACAGGGCTCGGTCATTGATCTGAAGCAGACCGAACGGCATCAGGTCCTTGATCTCTCCGGCGATGGTGTAGCCGAGCGGCCACTTCGGAGCGCCAAGGCTGATTCGCACCGGCGTGTATTTCCCGGACTTCAATTCCGGGTTGGAAAACCTGCTGACGTAGAGCATTGAGTGTGTGCCTCCCTTACGGTTTTTTCGGGCTGACATTACCACCAACGCCTGATGATAATTATAGCCGCCTCTTTTTCTGTTCGCAAGATGCGAAGCCATACAATTTCCGACCAATTTCTGAAATCATGCGGCGAGTTCGCGTACCTTCATCCCTTCGCACCAGAGATCACGTTCGACTTTAAGACCAAACGGTTCGAAAACCTGCCTTTCTAGTTCGGACAGTCTGACAGTTCCCCATTCCCATTCGTGGATGTGTCCATATCCGTAGAGAATCCAATCTCCGTTTTCGTCCTTCTCTCCCTCGGTAATCAACCATGTTCCTGCTCCGCATGGATTGAAATACTTCACGATGACCTCGGCTTCCATGTTTCCACCTGTGCTGTGGGGCGGTACGTTCAGGAGCTTTTTCTCGATTGCCTTAGTCATGAGTTTCATAGGTTATCGTCCTCCTTGTTTGGTCGGTTCTTGTTTGCTTGCTTGTCTTACAATTATATTATACACTGTTATCTTATTATTGTCAATGGGAAAGACGATAATTGTGCCCGTTTTTTTCCTATAATACGTTTATATAATATATGCCCATACTATACACATACACTATACTCTATATATAATATATATACGTAGAGCCGGAACCCCCTCGAAAGAGAGCCCCGGCCCATATTGCCGCACTATGAGGCGATGCGATATATTTTCTGCAATGCGGCGTCACGGATAGCTTTTAGCCCGTGCTTTGAGTACGCCTCACCGAAGGCGCGGTCGTACATCCGCACAACATCCCGCCAGAAGAGCTTGTCGATGACCTGCTTCTCCACGACGAAGCGTTCCTTCTCGTTGAGAGCCTTGAGCCACGCGCCCACGAAGATGACGGTGACGCGCTTCTGCGCCAGCTCGCGCTTCTTCTCGGTGATCTCTTCTTCGATCTGCCGGACGTGTTCCGTCACGCCGCCAGAGGCGAACATCATCGCCAGCCGCCCGGTCGGGTCACTGATCGACGTACCACGGGGCATATCGGAGATTACCTGCGTACAGGAAACGGTGTCCTCAACCATCGTTTCGCGCATACTCGCCGCGAGGCGTTCCAGCTCCGGGATTTCACACTCCAAATACTCACACCGCGCAAGATGCTCGCGGTAGTTGGAGAGCATTGCATCTACGCTTTCTTTCTGCATTACCAATACACCCCGCTTTACGATTTGCTCAAAATGGGCGACTTCCTGCGGAAGCAGCCGCCTCTGCGTTGTCGATGTTCTTCAGCGTCAGAACGGCAGTTCATCGTCATCTACCTGAGTGAAGCCGCTATCGCTGGCCGGATAGCCGCCGCCAGATGAACTCTGCGCCGGAGCAGAATAGCCGCCGCCATCGCTGCGCTGTGCAGACGGGAGGAAAGAGATCTCGCCATCGTTGCCGACGACAATCTCGAAGCCGTTGCGCCTGCTGCCATCCTGCGCCTGATAGGTGTAGGTCTGCAACGTACCCTTGACAGACACCTTGCTACCCTTGTGCAGATACCTCTGGCAGCTATCAGCGCGATTCTTGAAACACTTTACTGGGATGAAGTCAGCCTTCGATTCGCCGTTCTGGTCCTTCGGGCGGTTGACGGCGATGGTGAAGGTGCAGACGGACGTTCCAGCCCGCGATACGCGCAGCTCAGGCTCACGGGTCAGGTTGCCGATGAAGATACATGTGTTCATGGAATCTCTCGCTTTCACTTGAAATCATTTGATAGCAGATGCTTGCAAGTGTATTCAACACTTCTTGCCGTGCTTGTACGGTCTGCTCTTGTTGAACTCGTGCTTCTGAACCATCAAAGCCTCCGGGTCAACGCCATTCTCCGAAGTCCAGAAGAAAACCAGACCGAGAGCAGCTTCGAGCGGGGCGAGAGCAGCGGCCTTGTTGGTCACGGCGTAGCACCTGTCGCCAGCCCTTGCGGTCAGACTGTGTAAGGCACACACCAGAGTGGGCAGAGGCGTGTCCTTGTTCAGCTTCGGATTGTTGGCGCGGATGCGGTTTATCAGTTCTGCGATGGTGGAAGAACTGCACACGCGGCCATTCTTGCCGAACAGGTCAAGGATGCGGATGCAGCCGTCGATCAGCTCAACCGCAATACCTTCGGGCTTCTTGCCGCGATGCGGGCAGGTGTCCTTCTGGTCGAACACAAGGCAATCGTACTCGTCCTTCGGTGCGCAAACCTTCGGGGTGGAGTGTTCAATCTCCTTGCACCCGAACCAGATCATCGGCCTGTTGGCACGATACTCTTCCAGAGCCTCCGAGAACTCGGAGTGAATAAGAGCGATGGTTTCGGTGATGTCGCGCTCGTCCTCCCAGAAGCCGTGATCTACGGCGTTCTGGTGGACTTCCTTGGCAAATTTATTCAGATTCATCTGTCATTCTCCTTACACCCATGTCTCAACGATGATGGGGTCGTCGGTCTTAGTAGGCGGCACACGGAGGAAGCCCTTGGGGATGGTTTTTCTCACATCCTCCAACGTGTCGCCAACGGTCAGCAGGCGAAGCGGACGATCTCCATCAAAGATACGCACCACGAAGTTGTAGCGTTTGAAGTCCTTCGGCCTTCTGTACACCACGAAGCAAGGGAAAACCTTGCATTTCTCGTGCCAGTTCACGCCATGGAAATCTGTCACGATGACGCTGACACTCTGGTCTGCAAGCATAGCCTGCATCTCAGGGGTGCCGAGCTTGCCTTCGACTACCTTTGTTTTCATAGGCTACCTACCTCCAATTAGCTGTCGTAGTCGTTCTCGAAGATGTCAATACCCGTTTCATCCTTACAGCGCTGGATGATGTCGCAGGTAGTGATCTCCTCAGTCATTATGAGCTGGATGTCATCCAGCAGGCGGCAAATCCGGGTTTCACCGAACCCAAAGAGGCGGTGGGAAGCAATCGCGGCGGCTGAGTAGAAGAACCGCATTGTGAACCTCGTCAAATCCTTTTGAGCATCAGAACGTCCACGCTCGTACTCAGTTTTCAGATCTTCCTTGGTGATGCCGTTCTTCTCCCAAGCCTCACGCCGCTTCTTCTCGGCGGCTATGTGCTGGGCCAGATACGCCGGATTGCTGAGGGCGGTGCGTGCATTTACGCCGCCATGCTTCATGTCGCGCTGGTACTGAACAGCAGCGTCCTTGAGGGCTGCTTTCTTCTGCTTGGCATCGGCACGGGCCTGCGCTCTTCGGTCGGCACGGTTCATATCCGCACCTGCCTTTCACGATCACAGGGGGGGCGGCGCAGTCTTTCAGCTTTTCTGATAACGCCTTTGATTCCGTCCATCGTGGCAATCAACCGGCGATGGTAGCGGTCTCGGTCGTGTTCAGCCTTGGCGAGCCTGCGGCGGGTTTCCATGTGCTGTCTGCGTTCGATCTGAAGCAGAGCAGCCAGAAGGCGGCTCGATTCTTCGTTCACAGACAAACCAACTTCCGGGCCGAAGCGGGCGCGGCATTTCAGGCAAACCTGACCGTAGCCTTCGGGGATTCTCTCTCCGCAGATAACACATAGGCTCATCGGTACGTCCTCCCTGTATTGCGATCTCTGACCTCAATTCGAGCGATCAGGTCAAATCCCGCAAGGTCGATCGTGGATTTCAGCGTCTTTATGAGCTGAGTGCAGCGGGCATCGGCTTCTTCCTTGGCAGCGTACTCACGCATGACGTTGCTGAGAGCGCCATGTGTGGTAGGGTCCGGGTAGCCCTCTGCATTACGATACGGAACGCGGTAATCGCGGTCGGAATCAGCCACGCACACACCTCCCACAACTTTGGAGTTCGTGGCATACGCCGCCGTGGTAAACACACATCGGGACGCACTCCCATTCGATCTCCGGCATAGCTTTGATGACTTCTTCGCGCATCATCTGAGCGACTTCCTGAGTTTTCTTGGCTGCTCTGCCACAGAGCCGCTTGTTCTGAACCGTCATCAGCTCCTCGGCGTTGCAGTAGAAGATCATATCCACCGGTGTATTCCGGGGGGCATTGTCGCCATCCATCCGTTCCTGCCGGTCGTTGCGCAGGCTGGACACAAACGGGACTGCGTGGACGTGTCGGGCAAGGTGGGTGGCGATGTTGCTCGGAATATCTTCGATCAGGAACGCAAAATTCAGAACGCGTACGGGGCTGTGCCGCGCATGGAGTACATTGCGCAGGAGTTTCGAGGACGGAGGCTTCTTCGGAGCCTCTTTCCTGCCCATAGTAACCCAAATGCAATGCTTGAACAGCAGCAATTCGCGTTCTTCCGGCTTGTAGATCAGTGTGACTTTCATGGTATTTCTCCCTTCATGGTTCCTCTATGTTGTCTGGCATATCGCCAAATCTTCCATTCAAGCAAAGGGCCGTCGCGCAGAGCGCGATATTCATCAGTGTTGGAGTAAGGGCGTTCCAGTCCACGCTTTTCACCTGTCTGCGCTGGCCTGCATCCTTCTGCGTCGCCATTCTGATAAGGCGCGCAACGTTTTCCTTGAGGTTTTCTTCGTCGGCGTTCGTGTTTCCGTGCTCTCTTGCAACCCAGAACATTGACCACATGGCATCCTTGCATCCCTGTTCCCAATCAATTACAGCCATTGCTCTGCTCCATCTCCGAAAGCTCTTCCTCTCCATGCTTCCGTACATCCACGAGCGATTGTCCCTCTTCGATTCTGCACTCTGCCACCGGTTCGCCGCCCCAAGGATAGGGCTTGTCGAAGTGTAAGCCCCACCCACCTTCCGGGCGGTCGTGCCATGCCATCTGGTATCGCAGCGCGGTATAGATGTTCCACGCCCGGTGATGCAGCGCGTCCTTCTCGCATTTGGGTTGGCCGTAATCGTTCCGGCCAAAGATGATACAGGCGACGATCTTGAGAAGGTCGTTGGCAAGGTCGCGGCGCTGGCAGTATTCATCCACGCTCCGCACGTCCAGCATCAGCTCCGTGATGCGGTCGAACTGCCCGATTTTCAACCGGGCGTAAAGCTCCAAGGCGTTCTGCGCGACCTGCGCCTGTTCGCGGGTCAGCGTAAGGATATATTTCTCGTCACCATTCTTCATCGCGGTATTCCTCCGGGATATAGTCGTCGTCGAGCGGAGAGGATTCGTCTTCTTCGCTGCTGTAATCATCATCGATGATAGAGCGCTTTCCCCATTCAGAGTTTCCGATACGGCTCATAGACCCGCCTCCCTTCTGAACATGCAGTCATGGTAGGGGTCATGGTTCCTTGCGCAGTCCTCGCAGCACGCTTCGCAGACCTTTTCGCCGCAGGGAGCTTCTGCCCATTCCGCAGATACATCTTCGTTCGTGTCGAACATGGCGATAAGTTCACCGCAATGCTCGCAGTTGATGGGGATCCTCATTGAACATCAGCCCTCCTTGTCCATCTTCGCGCCGCATGTCGGGCAGAATTTCTTGATATCCGGGTCTCCGCAAAACGGACATTCATATCCAAATGGGAGCGTTGTGACCGGCTCTCCGTCTGAATTGCACCACGTTTCATAATGCGGAACAGGATTCCCATGCTTGATGATTGCCGCGTCTTCCGCTTCGGGAAGCAGCTCTATCGCATTTGTGCAGCGGGCGAACACCCGCGTCTGCCTGCTTGAAGCGGTGACGGCCATCTTCGTAAGTTCCTTGACGGCGGCTTCTCGATATATCAGCCCATTTTTCACACTTCCACCTCCTGATAGAGGGCGCTGGCCTCTTTCTTCATGCCGTACTTGGTGTAGTAGTCGAAGAGGGCTTCGCGCTGCGCCTTGGTCATGGGGCGGTCGCCGGAAGTGAGGAATGGAACACCCTGCCGGGGATTGTGGAGAAGCAGCCACCCTTTCACAAGGACGAGGTAGTCCGTGCCGGTGTGCATATCGTTCTTCAAGACGTTCTCCCAATCATCATGCGCCCGGATGTAATCGCCAGCGAAGCGCTCGTGATCAGCCCATTCTACGGGGTGGAACTCTCCGTCAGGTGAAAAGAAGCCGTAAGGGGCGAATTCTTCCTCCGTCCCGATCATGCGGTCGATAAACTCTTGCGCGGGTGTCGGGCGCAGGAAGTCGATATTGCACTGGCATCCGCAGTCATCCCGCTTGAGTTCGCCGGTGATGACAAGGGCGAGTTCCTGCCATGCCTCCACGGCATCCTTCCGGGCCTGTTCCTCTTTCTTGAGGTCGTTCTGGAGCTTTGTGTATTTCCTGAAGAAATCGGACTTGAGCGGTTCGTCTGAACAGTCGCAGTAAACAAAGCTGCCATCCCGCGTATTTCCCTTGAAGTAGGAGCGTCCGAGGATGATGTCCTGCGCGATCTGCTCAATGCGCTGCTCCGTGAGACCGTTGCTCTTGAGCAGTTCTCCGACCGTCTCAACTACCCATTCAAATCCAATTCCCTCGTAGAGGAAGCGCTGACGGAGAAAATCCGTAAGCCAATCTCCGTCGATGGCGAATGATACGCTGCCCACAACACTCATGCTGCTCCCTCCAATCCCAGCTTGAAAGCGGATACCTCGTAGGCTGTTCTGGTGATACTGTCGCCGGTGGCCAGCTTCTTCTCGTAGTCTCTGGACTGGATGCGGCCGGAGATTGTGATGCGGTCGCCGGTGTGAAGGGTGGCTGCCCGCTGCGCGTTGCCTCCCCAAGTGATGACGGGAATGTAGTCGCTTTTCCCGTAGCCTCTGTTGACGGCAAGCATCATGTCGCAAATCTCTCTGCCGAAGGGAGTGACGCGGTAGATCGGCTGCTTGCAGATCGTCCCGGTGAGTTGAACTTCGTTCAACGTGCTTTCCTGTGCTGCTTCGATGCTCTGGGCGTGGATGTTGACAAACAATCTGCCCTTGTCGCCGACGACCTTGTTGTAGGTGCGGAGCTGGCCGGTGATCTGGACGGGGCCGTTTTCGATGGCTTGCGCCTGCTCGTAGAGGCGGCCCGGAATCGTGACGGGCAGAAGATCTTCCGCGCCGGAAAGCCTCTTGACCTTGAGGGTTCCGGCGTAGAACTTTTCGCCCATCTTCTCATGGCTAAGATAGAGCCCGTTCTGCAGTAGGCCGATGACCTCGACCGTGTTGGTATTGAACAGGATCGGCTTAATGTTCATTCTGTTCTTCCTCCCCGTAAGCTCGCCCGCAGAAAGGGCAATGATTGATTTTGCAGAAAAGGCGCTGCGCCTTCTCGTCTCCGGGTTGGTTGATCTCAATGACCAATTTTCCGTTATAGAAGCTGACAGACGCAATGCGTTGCGGGTCTACCGGGTGCTTGAAGGTGAGCATATCGTATTCGCCGTCTTTGTTGGAGTGGCAGAATCCGCAGAGCTGCTGGTCATTCATAGCCTCGCACCTCCCACGGAAATTCCTGTCGGAAGTCGTCGCCCATGATCTCGCGGAGCGATTCTTTCATAAAGACCGGGGTTCCGGCCTTCTTTGCCGCGCTGACGATCTCGTCAATCCACGACTTCTGAGGAACGACCTTGTTCTTGCGGTTTCCCGTTTCAGCACCGACGATAATCCAGTTGGTCTTGCTCGCCGGGTCAACGCCTTCATCAGTCAAATCCTCGAACGGGGCAAGAATTGGCTCGATGCTGACAAAGGTGTTTACCTCGTCGCACCAGAAGAACTCCATTTCCGGGATGGTCGCGGTGCTGCCGAACCAGAAATTCGGCTGATTCTCCGGGATGATGCCATTGGCGATCAGGTGCATATACCGCGCCGGGTTCTTGGTCAAAAACAGGTAGCGGTGCTGCGGAGCGGCAATGCAAGCGTTGATGACTGCCTCAATCCATTCATCCGGCACCCATTTCCCGAAGAGATCGGCCATCGAACAAACAAAGATCGTGCGCGGCTCAGACCACTTGCTCGGCTGGTCGAGGCGGTAGCGGTGCAGGGTCGGGAGGAAGAACCACGGGTACGGAGCCTTGTGCAAGCCGTTTTTGCGCATGATGTGCTTGGGCTTGTCCAACTCCTGAACGCCAATCACGAACTGATTGCCTACCGGGTTCTTGTCCTCGTCGTGATCGAAACCACCGTAACGATTCGCAAGGGATCGAGCGTAGCAATACTCGCAGTCGCGCTGACAGCCGGTAACAGGGTTCCAAGAGCTATCGCACCAATCAATCTTGGTTTTGTAACCCACTTACTTCGCCTCCCATCTCATGCCGCCACAGGCATTGTAGTTTCTGCCAGGCAGATCGTTTTCCTTGACGATGATCGGGTCGCTTGCAACGCAGGCATAGCAGCCATCACCGATGTTCTCGCACTTGGAGCAGTTGTCGCAATTCTTCTCTTCGGGAGTGGGCTTCACGGGCTTACACCTCCCAAGGCAGGGTCTGATCGGTGAAGTGACCGTATGCGGACACGCGGTTGTAGTCCACATTGCGGAGATCAAGCTCCGTGATGATGCCCTGCGGGGTCAGATCGTACTTCTTGCGGATTTCCTCAACCAGATATGCGTCATTCACGCCCGTGTTGAAGGTATCGACGCGGATAGAAACCGGTTCGGCAATGCCGATGGCATAAGCAAGCTGAACTTCACAGCGATGCGCCCAGCCAGCACGGATGATGTCCTTGGCGATCTTGCGGGCCATGTACGCCGCGCTGCGGTCTACCTTGGTCGGGTCCTTGCCAGAGAAAGCGCCGCCGCCGTGCCTGCAAACGCCGCCATAGGTGTCGGCGATGATCTTGCGCCCGGTCAAGCCAGCATCAGCGAAGGAACCACCGAGAACGAAACGCCCGGTCGGGTTGACCAGCACCTTGTAGTCGGTGTTCATGCCGTGCTTCTTGGCGGCTTCGATCATGGCCTCCCAAACAGCCTCGCGCACCTGCTTGTCGGTAGCCTCCTCGGTATGCTGAGTGCTGATAAGGAACGTGTCGATGCGGTGCTTATCGTAGTCGAACGACACCTGACTTTTCGCATCCGGCTTGAGGAAGGGGTGATTCTTCTTGCGCAGGATCTTCAGCGCGTCCGTGGCAATGACATACGGGAGAGGAAGCATTTCCGGGGTCTCGTCGCAGGCATAGCCAAACATCATGCCCTGATCGCCAGCACCGAACTTATCGACACCCATAGCAATGTCGCCGCTCTGCTTGGTGACAAGGGTAGTGACCTTGTACTTGTACGGGTCGTCAACGCCAACGCCATCAAGAACCATCTTGGCGATCAGCTCGTAGTCAGGGTCGTGCTTGGAGGTAATTTCGCCAGCAATGACGATCTGGTCGTTCTTAATCAGACACTCAATGCCAGCGCGGGTCATGGGGTCATGCACCAGACAGTCGGTGAGGATAGCGTCGCTGATCTGGTCGCACAGCTTATCCGGGTGGCCGTTTGAAACCTGTTCACAGGTGTACAGCATTGTGATTCTCCTTTACTCGGTTCGTTTTGATGATGGATTTACCAATCCTTGAGGCGATAGAACGCTCTACCGAACGCATCGCCGAGGACCATAATCGGCGAGATGACCAGCAGCACCGGCAGGAGGATGATGTATGCCACAAACCGCCTGCCGAAGCGGGCCAGCGCCCAAAGGGTGTAGTGATTGTACATAGCAGCACACCTCTCAACGCACCTGAATGGTCGCCTGACCCAGCGTTTTGAGCTTGTGGTCAAAGACACATTCAAGGCCGAGCTGGTGCCGGAGGTCATTGTTGTCTGCCCGCAGAGCTTCGTTCTCTTCGCGGAGCTGCATACGGTATCGGCGCTGCTCATTCGCCTCAAACTCCCGTCCCTGACGGAAAGCATCCCTGTTGGAGAGGTCGTTCACCTTGCGGGTGCTGTCCCCAAGCAGGCTGTCGTAATGGCGCTTCTGGCTGCTCAACTTCTGATTCATAATGCGGACTGCGATGATTACGGTCGCACTTCCTGCGAGATAGCCAACAACGAGCTGCAACATAGTTCATTCACCTTTCTGTATTCGTCTTGTCCAAGAACGTGACAGCGACTGCAAATGCCGCCCAAATGTCAGCCTTGAATCCGTAGAAAAAATCGGGGTTCTTCTTCGTACCCTTACCGTTCTTGAGATCGTGCTTTGCAAATCGGTCGATCAGCGCCCGCCTGATGTTTGTGTCACCGGCGTTAGGACTGTGGCAGATTGCCAGCTTCTCCTCGTGACGGAATATGTACTCAACCGGGATGTCGAGGGCGATTGCCGCCTGAGTAAAACGGCCAATCCAGATGCAGGTGTCGAACACCTCGCGTCCGACCGCCATTCCGTAGGAAGCGATCTTCTCAATGATGACCTTGTCAGGGCGAAAACCCTGCATCCATTCCAACACAGCCTGATTCTCATTCTTCTCCTTGTAGTAGATGGTGTAGTTTTCATCAACCACCACAAAGGCCGACTGAGCATTGCCGGGGTCGATTACAAATAGTTTCATGGGTTCTCCTTACTCGCCGAGCAACAGCTTTTCGATCTCGTCGTAGTCATTTTCCGCCGCCTTCCAACGCCAAGATGGACCGTTGAACTCAACCGGGTGGCAAACCTCGAAGATTCGCTCGTACACGCGGCGCTGACGGATGTTCGGCTCGTTCTGCATCTGCTGAAGGGACAGGTTGGTGGTGACGATCATCGGCTTCTTGGCACCGTAGCGGCTGTCAATGACCTCGAACACCTGCTCCATTTTGTAGGGGGTGTCTCGCTCTGTACCAAGATCGTCGATGAACAGCACCCTTGCGGCGTTCATCTTCTCAAGCAAGATGCGGCGCTTGTCCTCGTCCTTCGAGAACGGACCAGCAGAGGATGTCAGCTTAATCAGCGAGGTTACAATGATCGGGATGCGCTTATCCAACAGGGCGTTTGCTATGCAGGACGCGAGGTAGGTCTTGCCGGTACTCGGTTCTCCGTAGAACAGCAGCCCTTTATTCCTGCGGAACATCTCGTCGAATCGGTCAACGTACCGTTGCGCGATCTTGAGCTGACGGGCATTGTGTTCGTTCTGGATGAAGTTCTCGAACCGGCTCTCCTTGAAACGGTCGTCGATCAGGCTGTACTTGAACAGCTCCTTGACAATCTCGCGCTCCTTGGCAATTTTCTTGGCCTCTTCCTCTTCACGCAAGCGGCGTTCCTCGCACTCGCAGTTCCGGGGGTGGACACGGATGCCAATATAGGGGATGTCCCGGCGAACTTCCTTGCGCTGACCACATACACCGCAGACCAACAGGCCCTCGCTGTCCCGGTAGTCGCCGGGGCGCTCGCCCGGACAATCGCAGCCGAGCATTTTCGAGAGACCTTCCATCATGGCGGTTGCGAACGCCGTCATGTCCTTCTCCTGTGCCATAGCTGCTTACCCCCTTTTGAATGGATTGCCGCCTGCGCTTGCAGGCTGTGCGGGTCTTGTTTGCGGTTGCTGAGGCTGTCCGGGTCTGCCACGGTCCTGTTCTCTGGACAACCAGCCGTTGATGAATCTGCGAACGCCAGCTTTGGTCTTTCTCTTCGACGGGTTGCTGTCGAGCCATCCGACCATATTACGAAGCTCCTGCATGACATCGACTGCCGGGTACAATTCTCTGTACTTCTTGACTTCCGATGCCGTCACCCCATGAAGCGTCCCATCGTTCAGAGGAAGCGAGATCACCGCTGGCTCCGCTGGCGTTTGCGCGGGCGTGATTTCAGGCGCAGGTTCTTCGCCGCAGCCCCCATCATTTGATGGCAGATGATTGCCATTGCCTTCGCTTGCAGGCATCTCTTCGGGGTCTGCATCTTCCGGCGCAGGGTGCTTGCTTTTCTTCGCTCTGATCTGCTGATTCCGCTCCCAGCCAGTAAGCCGCACATACGGCCTGCCTTTGACCTTGTACCTTTCCAGCAGCCCTGTTCGCACAAGCGCCGCAAGCGCCTTTTCGATGTCATCATCCTTGACCTTTTCGCCACGAAGCGGAAACAGTCTGGCTTTCAGCACGGAAACACGACCATCGTACCTGCCGTAGTCATCCACATTGACAATCAGCCGATAGAAGAAAACCTCCTCAAACAGCTTCAATTCGTCAATCTGGTCATTCGTGCAGATACTCTCCTTGAGAATCCTGTTGGGCATCCCATCCACCTCCTTCCTTCAAGATCGGCAGGGCAGGCAGAACGCCCCCCCTGCCGTTGGGGGTTATGCGATCACAGCGACATTGCAGCCATACAGGTTGTTCTTGAGATAATCCCTGATAAGAGCAACCGCCGTGTTCATCCAAACACCGCCGTCAGCCTCAAACAGAGCGACATCCGCGCTGTCGTTCACGCGCAGGGTGAAGTTGCTTTCGGGCTGGTCAACTTCGGCGAAGGTGCGAATGGGCTTGAGCGGCACAGGATTCTTGAAGGTGACGTTCGCCGCCATCGAAACACCCTGCTTGACGGTGATGACCTGAGAAACGCCGTCGTCCGTGGTGTTGCAGCTCTGCTCCTTGGTCATCGCAGAGACAACCTTGAACAGCGTCTCGCGGCTATCCGTCTCGATGAAGTTGGACAACAGCATGGTATTGAAGCGCTCGGTGTCGAGGTAGCTGTCGAACACAATGCGCGGAGTGTGCGCAGTACATTCAGCGATAACGTGTCGCTTCTTGTGGTTCTCGGACGGGTGGGACATCAGGCGAACGTGCTTGTGATCGACAACCTGAAGAATGAGCCGCTTGGCCGGGTCGTTAGGAATCAGACCTTCCGTGTTCTCACGGATGTAGTCGATCAGGCCGTCAAGGGTAAAGAACTCATAGGCATCCGGGACAACGGGGTCGTCCGGGATGAAGTTGACCGGCTTGACAGGAACCCAGCAGTAATTGTTGCGGTTCCAAGTGTATTTCTGGCCGTCGATATCGAGGACTTTCTGAAGGTTCTCCGCAGAATTGCGTTCAGAGGCCGCGCCCTGATCTACAAGGAACCTTGCCAACTCGGTCGCGCCGCCGAAGAAACCCGCGACGTTGATTTCCGGGGTAGATACTGCCATGATGAATTTCTCCTTTCGTTACTTGACTTCGCGCAGTTTGCCGAACTCAATCGTCTGCGGCATCGGGGTTTCGCTGCCTTCCATGTCGATCTGCCCCGGCACCTGATCGGTGCGCTCGGTGGCCTTGATCGTGCCGTCCGCGCCGACCGCCAGCATGACCGTCTGCGTCAGATCGGCATAGGGGGCGAGAGAGGACGTGACATTCACGCGGAAGTCGCAGGAATCACGCCGCTCGTTGGGGACGATCTTCACCTTGAGGGTGAGGGTGCGGGTTTTCTTCGGGTCGGTGTTCGGGTCGTAGACGTTCTGCCAAACCTTATCAAGCTCCGCATTGAAGCGTTCTTCAACACTGCCGTCCATCAGGTCGCTAAGAGCCTTGATGGGCCTTTCCCTTGCCATGCTTTACTGAGCCTCCTCCTTCTCAGCCTGTTCCTCCTGCGGAGCTGCCGGAAGTTCTTCGGGCTGCTTGGCAGGAGCAAAGCTGGTAATCAACTGCATAACCTCGTCGTACCTGACGGCGGGGGTATCAGCAAACTTGGCAATGCCGAGCTTCTTGAGAGCGTCGCTGATCTCGCCCTGTCGCCCGGTAGCCTTCGCCGCCTCCATAAGAGCCTTGGTCTGCTCCTTGGTGATAGGGGCGTTTTTGTCGTTACCCGCCAGATGCGGGAACACTTCGCCGATGGGAAGAACTCCGTCGTCGATGCTGTTCTTCAGCTCCTTGAGCTTCAGCATGTTGTCAGCGTTCCAATCAGCCTGCTTCGCGCCGAGGTATTCCTCAAGGTCTGCAAGGCTGATGCCCATCTTCTCATAGACGCGGACCGTGCCAGAGATCAGCTTGGCACGTTCGTTCTTGTCCTTCATCTTCACAGCAAGGCCGGAAGAGGAAGTATAGCGGCAAGCATCCACCGCTGCCTGCGTAACGTCGCCGGGGATAGCTTGCAAGATGCAAGCTCTCATGCGGCGGGATGCCATGTTCGCCTCAAGCTCGTAGATGTCGCGGTCGTCCGTGATGGGATAACCGCCTGTCTTGGTCGAACGCCAATGCTTCAGCTCAAACTGACGGCTGATGTAGGTGTTCGTTTCGAGGTCCCACGCAAAGGTGCGGATGACGCTGAAACCAACTCCGCGTTCGTCCTTCTTGCGCTCAAGCACCTCGTAGCCAAAGGTGACGTTGCCCCAATTCCGGGCCATCATCTCGGCCAGACGGATGGACGGGCCGGTCACGGTTTCCTTACCACGAGGGAAGGTGTAGACCGCAGAATCTGCAAGCGTCGGGCGCTTGCACTCCCGCAGGATGTTATCCATCGAATACTGCGGGTTGCGCGGGAACTGGCGGGCCATGATGACCTGTGCCTTGACTTCGGCTACTGCACGGGCTTCTGCGTTCGCGGCGAGCGCGTTGCCAGAATCGTGGCGGTTCGTTTCTTCCATGGATAAGCCCTGCGCAGGGCCTACCGCATAAGGGTTGGTGACGATGATCTCGTCGCCGCCGACTGCGTTGTACTCCATGACTGCTCCTTTCTATCAGCTTCTCGCGCTGATGGTCATATCCTGATAGAACTCAACGCCGGGGATCTCAGCTGTACCCTTGGTCATCTTGGCGATGTTGTTCAGAGCCGACATATCGACCTTGCGAAGCATCATGCCGTTGATGTACGCCGGGACAGCTTTTTCATCGACTACGCGAGCCTTCCACGTCTTGCTGACGCTGGTGCCGACAGCTTTCGGGGCTTCAATCGGCGACTGAGCAGGCATCTGATCTACCATCTCAGCCATAGCGAGGTTGATCGCTGCATCCTGATCGTTGCCAGAATCCTGAGCATCCAGCGCCTGCTGAAGCAGGCGGTCAGCCTCTTCCTGCTGACGCTTGCGGGCTTCTTCTTCTGCCTGCCGCCTTGCCCGTTCGACCGCCGCCTGATAGTTGAGCATGCTGCTCTTGACCATTTTCTCAGCTTCCATCAAGGGAGCCAGCATAGCCTTCTCGCGGTCAACGATGGTTTGGTGAGCGTTCTTCGCCGCCGTCTTAGGCTGCGCCCAATAGTCCTTGACCTGCTTGGCGCGGGTCTTGATCTCGACGAGGAACTTTCCTGCCTGCTCGTAGTCCTTCTGGCTCTCAATGTTCAAGCTCATAGCCTCTTTGATCGTGAGCTGACCAGAGGTTTCAAGCTGATGTTCGAGCGCCTTGTCCTTTGCGGGCTTGACTACGGCAACCTGATTTTCTACCATGACTTTCCCTCCTTGTTTTTCTGCTACGGCTTCCTTTCGACCGCCATAGCGTTGTGTATCGCCAAGCAATGGAGGAAGGTCTTGTAGCCGTCCTCGACCTGCTCGAACCGTGGTTTTCCGCTCTTCTGCAACTGCAAGCCGTATCGCCGCCTGACCTGGATGCCTTGGCTCTTGAGAGCTTCGCAGTATGCCGAGACTTGGGTTGCCAGCATGACCGGGTGATAGACTGCGGTGCATTTGATGTCAACCACATCAACACCCGTGCCGTCATCCGGCTCAATGTAACCGATCAGGTCAATCGTTCCAGCGTACCGAAGCGCCTTGTGATAGGTTCGGTACTCGCTACCAACCCAAACCGGCTTGTAAGCCTCCTCGAAGGCGCGGAATGCTTCGAGGTATGGCCGCGTGTCCTCGTCCTCTTCTTCGATGCCGTAGAGGACATAGTTGCTGACCTGCTCATGCGCCCGTGTGCCTCTGTCCGCTGCGCCGTAAAGCGTTTCCTGTGGGATGCCGTTGTAGAGCATCAGGCTCATAGGCTCCATGATCTGAGTTACCGAGGGGAGCTTCATTCCACGCAGGGTGTATAAATGCTGTTCCTCGTCGAACTCAAGCTGACTATCAGGCAATACGATCATTCAAAGAACGCTCCTTTCGTACTCGCGGTTCATTGCCGCAAGTTCTTGCCGGTCGGCTTCAGCAAGCACTTCATCGCAGCTCTGCTTCTCGGATTCTGCGGAGAAGATCAGCTCGCGCAGCGTAGACACCAGATCGGAGCAAAGGCTGTCAGCCGCGCCCTCAAGCTCCTCAACTGCGCTGTGCATGTGGTAGAGGGCTTCTTCCAAGCGGGAAGCGATGTCCTCAGCGCGGTCGATCTGCAATGCTGTTACAGTCATTTCGCAACCCTCGTTCTCTGCTCTCTGAGGAACTCCTGAATATCATGTTTGCGCTGCTTCGGGTCAGCTCCGTCCTGCTCACACAGGTATCGGCTGAAGATATTGATGTCAACCATCTTCACGCGCCCGTTGCGGACCACCTGACCGCGCTGCTCGAACATGTTCAGCGTGTACTGAGCCTGCCGGATGCTGATGCCCGTAGCCGCCGCTATGTCAGCGCTGGTAAGAAAAATCTTCGGTGCGGGCATGACAACTTCACTCCTTCTGGCTTTCGAGGATGTTGAGAAGAAGCTGCGACCGGCTCAAAAGCTCCGTCAGCTCCTTCTTGAGCTTCTGCTTTACTTCCGGGTCATCAAACTTACCGTCCGCGCCATCCCTCAAGGCTTCACGCCTGAGGTCGTGGACATCTTCCAGTTCTGCGTACACCGCCATCAGCGCCCCTTGAAGATCGAGCTTCGGGGTATCGGGATGAACGCGGGCGTAACTGATCGGGTACTCAGTTCGCATCCAATCGCACCAACGGTCGATGTTGCCAAGAGCTTCGCAGATCTGAATCATCACGTCCGGGTTCATTTTGATCTTACCGGCTTCGTAGCGGTGAATGGTGCTGGTGTCGCAGTTGACCACTTCCGCAAGATCGGCGGCGCTTACGCCACGCGATTCACGCCACTTTTTGAGGTCTGATGGGGCGAATACCGCCATTTTCTTTCACTCCAATCCTGCTTACAATAACCTTAGATGGTTTGATTACGGGAATGGAGGATGACGATGTTGCTGCCGCTTTCAGACAGGCCCATCAGGGTGCATCGTTCAAGCGCACTCCTGAACACTTCCCTGAACCATTCCGTTGTGTTCCGATACCCCAGCTTGGCTACCACGCTTTCGAGCGCCGCCTTCTCTTCCGGCTTGACCCATACTCTGAACTCGGTCATGCCTTCATGCCCAGCGCCACGACCGCCGCCCTTCTTGGCAGGTGGTCTGGCAACCACATCGGGGTACGTTTCAGCCAGCGCCAAATCAAGCTCGCCGGGGTCATAGAGATCTGTCGGAGAGCAGATGAACAGGTCACATAACCCTTTCATGCTCTCGACTGTCGGAAGAACCTTACCGCACTCAAGGAAGCTGACGATCACGCGGGTTACTTCGTTGGGCAGGCTGTCTGCCACATCCTCTTGGGACAGGCCGGCTTGGACGCGCATATCACGGATTCTGTTGTGGACCATTTACTGCGCCTCCTTCTCTGCTTCGAGATCACCGAAGTAATCATCAGGCAGACCGAACATCCCGATCAGCTTCTCAGCGTCCTCCGGGGTAGGGTTCCGATAACCGTTCTCGATCAGCGAGTAGCCAGCCTGAGAAATGCCAATCTCCGCTGCTACCGCATGTTGCGATTTGAGCGCCCGCTTTCGTTGCAGAATCAGCTCTTCTCGTCTGCCAGCACACATATCAGGGCACCTCCTTCACCTTGATTTCAACGCTGACTTGTGGTAAAATGTCTTTGTTGATAGTAATATTATAACTCTAAACTTAGCGAAAGTCAATAGGTTTTCTCTGAAATTAGCGAAAATTTTTGAGAGGTAGAGCCATGTATATATCAAGCGAAGTAGCCGAGCGGGTGAAAAACCTTGCAAAGTCTCGCGGTATGACACTCGGAACCCTTTTGCGCGATGCCGGATTAGGCAGTAACACGATGGCAAATTTCAAGACATCCATGCCAAAATGCGATACTCTCGCCAAGATAGCAGACCAGCTCGGCTGCTCTGTGGATTATCTTCTCGGTAGAACAGACGAGATCTCAAAGGGCGAAGCACAGGAATTGAGCGTTGATGAAAAATGGCTTCTCTCTAAATTTAGAGAACTTGACACCGACGGCGTAGTGGCTGTAAGGGGTGCTGTCCTCGCCGAACACAGGCGGTTGGCTGCGGAAAAGGGAACGGGCAATACGAAGATCGGCTAACATCGTCTACCTTGTCGATCACCCGAAATGGAGGAACCGATAACTATGGCCTTTGAACGCATACAGGCTTTGATGACAGCTCGCGGCATAAAGAAAACCGCTTTCGCCGCCGCTGTTGGCGTGTCCTATGGAAACGTCAGCGACTGGCAAAGCGGTAGATCTTCTCCCAGCGTGGAGAAGTTGGAGCGGATCGCCGACTACTTCGGCGTGTCTTTGGATTATCTCGTCGGGCGCGATGACCGCTACCCAGCTCCGAGCGAGGACGCTTGCGAGCTTATGCGCATTTACGACACACTCGACCGTGAAGGCCGCACCGTGGTACTGGGGGCGGCGTACCAAGAAAAGCGCAGGTGTTCAAACGATGCCTCTGACAGGGAATGAGGATTTCACTCTTTCCGGGAGCGCAACCGGGCGCAAGGTTATAGACTTCTGGCGTTGGTCGTCCTCGGAATTGAACGATAACATCCTCCGCGCGGCGCTCGGCGAATACATCGTCGCATCAGCCGTTGGCGACCAATGCACAGACCGCCAACGTGCCGGGTGGCGTGTGTATGATCTGCTCACCGATTATGGATGTAAAATCGAAGTCAAGACCTCCGCGCACAGACAATCGTGGAGCCAGTCCAAACCATCAGCTTTGATCTTTGACATCGGACGCAAGGTGGATTGGGATGGCGATATCCCTGATGCAATCCGGCACTCAGACGTTTATGTGTTTTGTGTCGTAAACAACGATGACCCCGGCGACAGTCTGCTCGACCTCTCGAAGTGGGACTTCTACGTCGTGGCAACTTCCGACCTTAACGTCATAGCCGGAGATCAAAAAACAATATCTTTATCCGCATTGAAGAAACGCTTGCCTTTTACTGCAACAGGGTATACAGGTCTGGCGACAGCCATCCTTAACACCTTTGAACGGTCATCATCCGGCATGGAGTGATCGAAGATCGCTCCGTGCATAAACTTGGATTCGTATTTGTATTGGATTCGGATTGGATTGGATTACGGGGACTATTGCAAGTAACCGCATGCACCTGATAGCAGATGATTTCAAATGATACGGAGGACAGCATGAACAAGGTCACTTTGGGACAGTTCTTGGCAGAGCCGGAACGCATTGTCCGCGAAGCTGCTGCCGGGGAATACGCCGCCGTAAGCACAGGTGATGGCAGGATCGCCGTCATCATCGACGATACAGAGTGGACGATGCTGCGGCAGGCGCTTTCCCTCTGCATGGAGCATCCAGAATGGACGATCAGCAGCAAGTAAAGACCCGCAAGAAGAAGGGCGAACGGAAAGACCGCCGCATACAGGTCACTTTGACCATTGGAGTAAAGCCCGATGGTAGCCCTGAGAGGAAGAGCTTCTACGGCAAGACGCGCACCGAAGCCAACCGCAAGCGCGACGAATACAAAGCGAAGATGGCAATCGGCATCATCGACAGCAAAATCTCCGTTGCTGATTGGGTAGATACCTGCCTGCGGCTCTACCGCACGAACGTCAATCCCGCCTATTCCAAAGGCGATGCCGTTCCATACAACTGCCTGAAGGCGGCACTTGGCAAGAAGCAGGTTTCCGAGGTCCGCGAAGCAGACCTGCAAGCCCTGATAAACAAGCTCGACGGCACATCCAGCTCGAACATCAAGAAATACTATCAGGCTTTCTTCAGGGTGTTCGAGAAGGCGCGGACGAACCGCCTGATCTTCATCAATCCCGCAGAAGGCCTTGATCTGCCGGAAGGCACCAAAGGCACCCATCGTGCGCTTGAGCGCTGGGAAACAGACTGCATCCTGAAGAACTGGAACCAGCACCGCTGCGGGCTGTGGGCTATGCTCATGCTGCTGTGCGGTCTGCGGCGCGGGGAAATGATGGCTCTCCGATGGGAGAATATCGACATGGAGAAGAAACAGCTCCGCGTCCGCGAGGTTGCCGTGATCGCATCCAATAAGTCCAAGATCGAAGAACGCGCCAAGTCGATCTCCGGCCTACGTGTCCTCCCGATCTGTGGTCCGCTGTGGGAAGCATTGAATACCGTACCGGCTGATAAACGCATCGGCCTCGTCTGCGTATCTGCCAAGGGAGAGCAGATCAGCGGCAGCGCTTACGACCGGGGATGGGATGGGTTCAACCTCGCCATGCAGCGCATCCTTAACGGCGAGCCTGTGGTTCAGCAAGGTCGCCGCGAAACTCTCGAAACCAAGATCGCCAAAGCCGAGAAGGAAGGGCGGCAGTACATCATCTTCGATACACTCGCCCACGACCTGCGGCACACCTTTGCCACCGCCCTGTACGATGCAGACGTGCCGGTGAAAGCCGCGCAATACTATCTCGGTCACGCCGATGTGCGGATGACCCTCGACCTCTACACGCATCTGTCGCAGGAGCGAGAGAAAACCTCCCGCAGTCAGATCGTCGATTTTCTCGACGGCTGGCTCGACAATTCTGTCACGGTTGAGGACACAAAAAAAGACCACCAAACGCCTTAATTTTCGCGTCAGGTGGTCAAAATGTGGTCAGCCTCAGATCAAGTTGAATAAAATACATGATCTTGACCACAAAATACGACGTTTATGCTGTGTTTCCGAGGACAAGATGATTAAAATGCACCTGTGGTAGATTACTTCGGGACCAAAAGGTCGCAGGTTCAAATCCTGTCACCTCGACCAAAAATTTGTCTGAAGATTATAATCTTCAGACTTTTTTGTTGTTTTGTTTTGCTAGATTTTTTCTTCGAAATCCATCGTTACCTGATCAAACCAGGATTTCAGCGGACAAGCCCCCTTTCGGCTGCCATCGGATGACAACTGATAGAGGGGGATTTAT